GGCTGCTGCAGAACGGCGACCAGTCCCCGCAGATGCTGGACGTGGACGAGGAACTGAAGCGGTGGAAGCCGCGCGACCTCGAGCCGGAGCCGAACCCGCAGCCCAACCCCATGGGCGTGGTGCCGATGGTGGAATTGCCGAACAAGCCCGTCCTGGCCGGCGACCCCATCAGCGATGTGCACGGCGTGATCGCCATGCAGGACGCCATCAACCTGTTGTGGGCGCAGCTGTTCACCGCCTCCGACTACGCGTCGTTCCCGCAGCGGGTCATCATGGGCGCGGAACGGCCGGTCATCCCGAAGCTGAACAGCGAGGGTTTGGTCGTCGGCACGCAGCCGGTGGACATCGAGAAGTTCGCCGTGGACCGCGTGATGATGTTCAACGGCAAGGACGTCCGCATCGGCGAGTGGCAGGCCGCCAACCTCGCCATGTACACCGGCCTGATCGAGGTCGCGGTCGGCCACCTCGCCGCCCAGACGAGGACCCCCCAGCACTACCTGGTCGGCAAGATGGCCAACCTCGCCGAGGGCGCGCTGCTCGCCGCCGAGACCGGCCTGGTGAAGCGGGTGGAGGAGAAGCAGACCTGGTCCGGGCAGGGTCTGCGCGAGGGCGCCCGGCTGATCGCCCTGGCCCGCGGTGAGGACGCCAAGGCGGAGTCGCTGCGCTCCGGGCGGGTGCTGTGGAAGGACGCGGAATCCCGCTCGCACGCGCAGCTGTCGGACGCGCTGCTGAAGCTGAAGCAGCTCGGGTTCCCCTTCGAGTGGCTGGCCCTGCGCTACGGGCTCACCCCGACAGAGGTGGCCGATGTCATCGTCATGCGGGAGCGGGAGCTGGAGGCCGACCCGGTCACCGAGCTCACCCGGCAGATCGGCGGCGGACCGCCCACTCTCGGCAACGAGGAGCCCGGCCTGGACGACGCGCCCGACGAGGGTGAGGAGCCGGCAGCGTGAGCCCCTCCCCGCAGGCGGTCGCGCACATGGAGGCCCGCCGGCGTCTGGCTCTGGCGACCGCGCTGGCCACGCGCCGCGTATGGCGGCGGCTGGACCAGGACAACCTGTACCCGTCGTGGCTCGGGCTGCTGGGTGACGTCCTCGCCCTGGTGATGGCCTCGCAGATGACGGCCGTACAGATGACCGACCCGTGGCTGCTGCGGCTGCTGGGCCCGGAGAACGAAGACCGTCCGGCCGCCGACCGGCTCATCCCGCAGGCGTTCGCCGGCGTGGACGGGTCGGGCCGGCCGCTGGCCGATGTGCTGCGGGCGCCGATCTGGACGGCTCTGCGGATGCTCACCCAGGGGCGGCCGCTGGTGCAGGCGCTGGTCTCCGGGCAGGCGCTGCTGGACGCCATCGTGCAGACCGCCGTCGCGGACACCGGCCGGGCCGCCGACTCGGTGGGCATGACCGCACGCCCGTCCGTCACCGGCTACATCCGCGTGGTGGAAGCCGGTGCGTGCTCGCGGTGCATCATCCTCGCCGGTGCCGAGTACCAGACCGACAAGGCGTTCCTGCGGCATCCGCGCTGCAAGTGCGGCATGGAGCCCGTCACCCGCGACCACACCCCGGAAGCGCCCTCACCGAAGCGGCTGGTGGCGCAGATGTCCGAGGAGCAGAAGCGGAAGACGTTCGGTGAGGCCGGCGCGCGGGCTCTCGCTGAGGGTGCCGACCTCGGGCAGCTGGTGAACGCCCGCCGCGGCATGTCCGGCGCCTCCGTGCTGGGCGGCCGCGCGGTGACCACGACCGAGGGCACGGTGCGCGGTGAGTTCCGCCGCCGGGAGTTCCGCCGCCTTCAGGCCGCCGGTGCCATCCCGCGGTCGCGGTCCATGCGCGGCTTCCGCCCGACTCGGGCACGGCTGATGCCCGCAGAGATCTACCACCTGGCCGACAACCGCGAGCACGCCGTCCGGTTGCTGCGTGACCACGGCTACCTCGCCTGACCCCGCCCGCGCGCAACGCGCGGGCCCGCACCCGCAACGGGAGACACCATGACCACGCCCACGCCCACGCCTGCCGCCGAGCCCGACGTCGACCCGGCCGCCGAGCCCGTGGAGCCGACCGAGGAAGTCGACGGCCTCGAGCCGGACGACACCGACGCCGACCCGGAGGGCGCCGACCAGCTCGGCGACCCGGGCAAGAAGGCCCTGGACACGATGAAGGGCAAGCTGCGGGCGGAGCGAGAGAAGCGCCGCGCCCTCGAGGCCCAGCTCGCCGACCGGGACAAGCCGGCCGACGGCGACCAGCCCGACCCCGACGCCCTCGCGCGACAGGCCGAAGCGACGGCCATGGCCCGCGTGAACGAGCGCCTGGTGAAGGCGGAGGTGAGGGCCGCCGCGGCGGGCAGGCTCGCCGACCCGGCCGACGCCCACCGCTTCCTGGACCTGTCCGCCTTCGAGGTCGACGACGACGGCAACGTCGACGCCGACGAGGTCGCCGACGCGATCGACGACCTGCTGAAGTCCAAG